AGCAAATGGTGGTGGACAATATGATATTGATCGAGTACGTTTACACGATACGAATGGAAACGATCATAATTTTCTACAACAAATTGAATTTGGACCACAAGAACCAACAGAACATCCAATTTAAATGAAGGTATAAAATGTATATTTATCCACAATGGACATTTAAGAAAAATTTTGAAGTTGATTTATTTACAGGTCATATTGTAAAAATCACAGACAATAATAAATGGGATGCTAGAGCCTACATTACAGATGTTTTTGATTATAGTTCTGGTTCTTCTGACTTAGTTAATACTGGAATCAAAGTTTATCATAACACTAATGAAGGTGAAGTTACTGATTATGCTGTTGGTATCACTGGTGAGGATTATCCAAATAATATAACAATGCCTAATCAATTAGCATTCGGATTTCATTTTCATGATAATAGTTTAGATATTATTCATAATGGGTCTATTGCTTTTCATATTGCCGAAGCATTAAACACAGCTTACTTTATGGAAATTGAAGATGATCAAACTCTTCGCGTGTTTTATGAAGATGAAGATCGTAATCCTATTGAAATCTTAGATTGTTCTACAGTATTAGATAATGATATATATCATGTAATTTTATTAGCTGCCACGGCTAAATATACGGATTTAAAAATTCAAATTGATCAAGATGGTGTTAAAGCAAAACACATTTTAGATGTTCAATATACATTAGATGAAACTAATTTTATAAGTTTATATGAACAACCATATGATGTTCCAATCATTGCGAATAAAATTAGGGTATCAACAAATTCAAATATTCGTGAGTTATCCTTAAATAAAGATTCGATTAAAGTTTATCGTTATCTCCCCAGTGAAGAAAATCCTGATTTAAATAAAGAATTGGTGTATTATGATGTTCCTGACCAATGGGGAACGAATGATTATTTTGATATTATTATTCATGAATTTTTAAGTGGATATGTGTATCAAGTTGTAATCGGTACAAAAAATAATAAATTAATAAGTTATACTAAATGGAGACATATTATTGATAATTTGGAAACAGATTATTATACAAATATGGATAATTTAGAATTTGTTAATATGTTATATGATGTAATTTTAGAGCGACAATCTTTTCAACCACCCTCACAATCAGCATTAGATTATTGGGTTGGTAATTTAGATAATGAAGTTTTCACAAGGGAATATGTTGTGATACGTTTTGCAGAATGTCCTGAATATGCTGCCAAACAACCACCAAAATCTCCGCCTGAATATGAAATTCCTTTTGAATTACAAACTTGTGTATTTGAAGTTGAGGGTGAAATACCCAAAGTTGACGAAGTAACATTAAATCAATTCTTTAATGATATTTATTTTAAGGCACGTAATTTAGATACATTAATTGATATTGATAAAATTGTTCATGAGATATCTGAAATATTTGATTATGAATATAGTGCGACTGAATTTAATGCTGAAACAAAAGATTATTTTAAAGTTATTGATCCCGAAAAAGAAGAAAAGGGATTAAAAAATGTAGATCAAATGATGGAATTTGAGAACAGCAAGATAATTGAAAAATTATTTGTTAGTGAATATCTTCCTGAATACACAAAATATATGAAGGATTTAAATGATCCAGATCTTGTTATTATTAATGCTTCAGAAGCAGAAAATTTAAAAGAATTGCTTTTTAAAAATATTACTTTAATGAACTATTTCAAAGGTAATAGAACACAGATGCAATTTTTAATTTCTATTTTTAGTTCATCAATTGGATATTATTATGTGTCTGTTGATGCTGATCCATATCATAATTTTGTTTATCGTGTAAGTACGACATTACCAAAGAAATATTGGATTGATGATATTAAAGATATAACTCATCCTTTGGGTTGGGATGATTTTTATGTATATATTCCAAAAGATGCGTTAAATTGGCATCAAATGAAGTTACTTTCTCCTGAAGATTTTGAAGAATTTTGGGAAATGCATTCAAAATTAGCTCCAATATCTTATGTAGATATTGCTGATTATCTTGATGAGAATGGTGATGTTTTCAGATACGGAACATATGTTGGAAACGCAATGTTATATGATTTAACCTCTCCTAAAGAATTTCCTTTTGGTGAAACACAATATAATGTTAGGGTTGATTATCAAAATAGTGATAAATCAACAGCAACAGATGGATTATTTTATAATTTGCGATCCGAAATACGAACTGTTGAAGTCGATATTGCTATTCCTGAACCTCGAATTGTGGGTGGTCAAAAACCACTATTTAATTTAACACAATATGGAAATGAATTTGAATTGGAATTTTTAAGATCAGGAATAGCAGCACAATATAAATGGCGAATTTATAGAGGTGAGACTTATTTAGGTTCAATTCAAACATATATACCAAAATTTAAATATATCGGTGATCCAAATTCTGTTTATAATATTGTATTAGATTTAAAATTTGACAACCAATTACAAATGTCAATTTGTAATTATGTATTAGATGGTAGACATTCAAAATTTAAAACAGCATTATTAAAAGGTTATATTGATACTTTCATAAACCAATCTGTTAATAATAAATATGATACAAATGGAGCTATGTTAGTTGGTGATTCGGGTTCTGAAAAAGAATATAAATTCACAGAATCTAATTATAATGCTGAAATGGATTTTACTAAAATTCACTCAATAATTCCAAATATAAATATTATAAAAGATGGAACAAAATATGAAATCGTATTAAATGAAGGTTCAACCGAAAATTTAATTTATGGTTTGTTTAATGAATACCAATGGATTATTAGCGATTCTGGCGAAAAAATATATGAAGTAACAACTCCTTCTAATTCAATAATTATTAATGAAATAGGACTATTAGTAGAAGTCTTTTTAATTAGAAATGGGCAGCGATTTAACGGTCCAAACCCAATCACAACAACATAAGGTGAAAAAATGGCAGTAGAATTTAATCTATTATCAGGTGCGACAATCGACAATCAATTAAGACTTCTTTATGAAATACTTCGCGGTGGGGAAGCTTATTTGGGGTTTTCAAGATCTCATGAAACTTGGGGTCAAGGTACACTTTGCCGTTATAATCCAGTTTCAGGACAAACCTGGCCCAATGATATAATTGGTGAATCAACTGGCGCAGAAATTTATGATGATCAACATCGTTTGATGAATATCAGTAATGATGGTACAACTGCCGTTCAAGTTGCTAGATTTGAATATTTAGATGGTCAACCAGAATATCCAATTTCAAACACTGATCACTTGACATATTTATCTGATGTTGGGCAAAATGGTGTTGTCCATGGGATGGATAATATTGAATGTATTTTCATTAACAATAAATGGATTACATTAAGGGGTATTGATCCAACTTATGAATTCTTACTCTATGATTTAGAAGATGAAAATATTCGTTATAAATATTTCATCATGAATTATGAAAAGAATATTGATAATTTATTGGAAATTGAAATCATTAAAGAATTTGAATATCCTGGTTTAAGCACAAGAGTTCAATTGAAATTTGGTGAAATTGGTTCTATGGATGCTACAATTGCAGATATAGTTCCAGGTTGTTCAGATTTAGAACGAAGAGTTAATTTAAATGGGGAATATTTAGTTACAGGTATTGGTGATACATTCATTAACTGGATGGATAATGATGAAACAGCCAAAAACTCAACATTCTTTTTAGTTGATGTTGATGGTGCTTTGTTAGTTGATGGTATTCAATATGAAGAAACTTTTATCTCGAATACTGAAAATGCTTACATTTTTAGTTATGAAATTAGTAATTCAGAAGCTGGAACAAGTGTAACCTCAAGAAAAGTTCGTTTTAAATTAACTACATTATCAAATATCAATAATCGATTTAGTGTATTTAAAGAATCTTTACCTGTTCAATCACATGTTTCTCCTGTAGCCGATAATAATCCTCCAGGATTACCAATTTCATATGTTCGTTCACAGGACATTCATGAATCTATCTTTGATGTTGTTGGTTTACATCAATTAAATCAACCAGAAGTATTTTTAGCATATGAGATTCAAGCTCCATATGATGCGACTAATCCTATTTGGCAACATTTTGAAGATCTCAGATTAGAATTAAATGATCCAAATCTTATGAAATTTGATACAATTGAAATTGATGAGGATTATATAACGGGTGTAACAATTACTAAAATGTATGCGTTAACACAAGATTTAAGTATAGGGTCAGCGGAAAATTTCAATTTGGTTATGGTTAGTGCTGAATTAGATAAAGATACACCAACAACTGATATATACCGCCAAATTTTTATATCTTGGAAACCAAAATATTATGATGGTTTAACTTCTTCATTAACAAAATGTGGAACCGGAAATAATATTGGTCCTGAATATAATAATCGGGTTACATTTTTTGATCCAGATGATCATATGAATAATTTAGGAACATTATTTTATGTTGCTAATAAAATGCCTGTTTATAGAGGTTATATTGATGGAAACGAACAATTCAAAATTATTTTATAAGGTAGTATAAAATGGATAGTTATAAAACACCAGATAATGCTTCAATTTTCAATTTCAAGAGAATTCAAAATGATTTCCATGAAGCTATAGGTTTTCAAGAATTTCATAACAAGATTTTAAATCCATTCTTTCTTGAAACACGAAATAGTTCTGTATTCAATTGGCATTCTTTATTGGGTGTTGATGTAGATACTCCTTCTGCTATTGATATAGATAAGAAAACTATTACTTATCTATACACAGGCTTGGGTTCTATTACACAGGATTTAAAATTAGGATTAGATAAAGAGTATACAATTGTTGTTGAATTAGATAGTTCAAATTCAGGGGCGTTAATGAGTCTTGATGTTATTTCGGATTCATTGGATTTAATTTTTCATGATGTTTTAGTTGATACCGCACAGGCACAAATTTCAAATGGCGTTTCTACACTTAGATTCAAAACTAAAGAAAATGGCGTTTTGGGTCATATTGAATTAAGAATTACTAATAATTCTGATACTGAAAATACAGAAATAACCTTCAAAAATATTGTAATGACAGAAGGAAATATTGCTCTTTTGGGCGCACGTTACTCTGAGATTGATGAAAAAATTCGTTGGAATAACGCAAATTCATATTGGGAAATTTCTATTGATGATTGTGTAACTTGGGAACGAATTTGGACAGCCGGAGATGATTTTGATGATAAATTAAATTATCTTATTGATCAAAGAACAATTGGTTTAATTCATCAAGATAATGTATTGGCAGGTGAAGGTATCACAATAACACCATCCAGTGTTGATGATGGAATGGGTGGTGAATGGCCCAGCATTATTATCAGTGGAGAAGGTGGTGGTTCTGGTTCAGGTGATGGTGATTGGACAAGAGAAGATGTTTATTATCAAGCATTATTAGAATGTTCTGATTTTTCTTATGTAACTTACAATATTTTAGATGAACAAGGTGATGTAGTATTAAATGGTGGAGCAACATATTCTGGTGATGGTGATGATAAAGGACGTGGTTCAATATTTGGTTCAATAACAGATAGTTTTGAAACAGGGAATTTAATACCACAAGCTGGTCCATATACAACATTTTATGTTGATGCTGTAACCGAAAATGATATTCAAATGTTAGTTGAATATTCAATATCAAATGGTTCTGGATATAGTGGTTGGACATCATGTAATATTAAGGAATTAATTATTTCACCAAATCCTTTTTCTCAATTAAAATTAAGATATACTTTTAATGTTTCAGGTATTAATAAGGTATATTCTTTTGGTATTTTATATGGTCATGATGAAATTGCTGGGATGTTACCATTGGGATTTTTAGAAACACTAACTATTAATTCACCCACTGGAACACAAATAAATATACCAAACGGACGGTGGTATCACAAAGATGGTAAATCTTTAGAATTATTTTATGATGGTCTTAGATTATTATATGGTGTTGAATATTCAGAAATTAATGTTGGTTATCCCGATAAAAGTAATAAAATCTCTTTAAATTTTGACTTGGAGAATACCAAAACATTAGTATTTAAAGAAATTTATGGTACAGGAAGTACAGGCGTTTCGGGTGGGGGTGGTGTCGCTAATGTTCCATGGAGTGTCGCTTTAACAGGTCATTCATGTGTCGCTTTTGAAAAATTAATGATTGACACAACCACTGCTCCGATATCAATCACATTGCCAGCAGGTTCGGTTGGGGATGAAATTCAAATTATAGATAAACATGGTACTTTTTCTATAAATAATTTAACATTACAAAGTACAGAAGATATAATGAATTCTTCAAGTGATTACATTCTCACTGAAAATTTCACTCACGCAACTATTGTATATGTGGACGCAACTGTTGGTTGGAGAGTTTACTTCTACTATAGCTTTTCACATTAAAAGAGACTAAATATGTCAGAACAAATTGTAAATAAAATTGATGGTATTGGAAGAAATATAATCAAAAAAACCACAACGGTTGAACGTATTACACCAAATCTAATAGCTTATGAACAAAGATTACATGATTTGGAAAATACAATTGGTGGTTTTGATTGGCGAATTTCAAATAAAGTTAATATTTCTGATTATTCAGATACCGACATTTTAAACAAAATCAAAACGGTTGATGGTACAGGTTCGGGTTTAGACTCAGATTTGTTAGATGGTCATAGTGCTAGTTATTTTTCACCACAAATCACAACATATACCAAAACTGAAGTTGATAGTTTAATTGCTAATTCTGGTGGGGGTGGAACTTCCGAAACACCGGAAAGTATTTTATTAAAAATCAAAACAGTTGATGGTACAGGTTCGGGTTTAGATGCTGACTTATTAGATGGTCATAGTGCTAGTTATTTTTCACCACAAACAACAACATATACTAAAACTGAAGTTGATAGTTTAATTGGTAGTGGTGGGAGTTCTGAAACACCATCAAGTATTTTATTAAAACTTAAAACGGTTGATGGTGCTGGTAGTGGTTTAGATGCTGACTTATTAGATGGTCGAAGTGCTAGTTATTTTTCATCAACGACACATATTCATGATGATCGTTATTTCACTGAAACAGAATGCAATACTAATTTCTTAGGTAAAACTGCAAAAGCTGCTGATTCAAATTTATTAGATGGGATTGATGGTAATTATTATAGAGGGAAGAATTATGGTTCGAATAGTCAAGATCCAAATTTAGTTACATATCCAAATATTTTAAGTAATCATTCTCATACACCATCATCGGCATATTACTGGTATATAACTACAACTTTTTATGGAAATCCATCTTCTACCTCCAACAGAGGTCAAATAGCTGTTCAATATAATGGTGGGTCGGGTTTTGCTGTGTACGCAAGAAGTTGTTATTCAACTAATTGGACTCCTTGGGTTAAATTGGATAATAATAATATTGTTGCTACTGAAGCACTATTAGCAGCTCAAGCTACTAAATTACAACATCCAAGAACAATAGATATTGTTGGAGATATTACTGCTAATGCGGTGGCTTTTGATGGAACAGCCAATATTGCCATTAATGCTCAAGTTAATAATGATAGTCATTATCATACAGCCGGAACAATAAATATGGCTGCGAGTCATGGAACAAATGGATATGTGAAATTAGCTACCGGAACTTATATACAATGGGGTTATGGAACACAAACTTCAGATACTGATGTAAATATTTATTTTCCAATAGCATTCCCAACAGCGTGTTTAAATGTTACTTCAACAAGATATAGTACACACTCAAAATATCCATCTCACATTTATCGCTATTATAGAACTTATTTTGTGAAATCAAGACCGGATGAAATAAACAGCACTCATTCGTTTTTATGGCAAGCAATAGGATATTAAAATGATATATTACGCTCATTATAATCAAACAACTAATATGATTGAGGGATGGTATAATGATGAAGTTCATGAAATCATTCCAACACCAAATGTTGAAATCTCTTTTGATAATTGGCAAACAGCAATAACTCAACACCATAATAAAATCGATTTATCAACTGGAAATTCTTTTTTTGAATATCAAGAACCAATTTTAACCACAGCCGAACGTCTATTAAAAGAACGAAAAGAATTTACTAATGAAAGACATAAATTAGTTAGTGAAATTATTGTTCAGGTTAATGATAAAGAATTCAATGGTGATGAAGAAAGTCAAACAAGAATGGCAAGAGCTATTCTTGCTGCGGATATTGTTAATCGTGATACTGTTAATTGGACTTTAGCTAATAATGAATCAATAGAAGTAACATTAGAAGAATTAAAAATGGCTTTAGTAAAATCTTTAGAAGAAATGGCTGATCTATGGGTTCAACCATAAATCATTTAAATTAGGAAAAAAATATGAATGAGAATTTTTTAATTCCAAATCAATCCTCGCTTTATAATATTAAAGCAATTTATAATGCTTTTGTTGATAATATTGGAAATTCAGGTTTTGAAAATATTATAATTAATCCTGAAGTAAATCAATTAACACAAGATTCGGGAGTTGAAACCAAACAAGCGGGTTGGGATTTTTTGGGTACAAATCCAATAGGGATTCATTATCTTGGTGATGGTGATCATGTACGCCAAGATATTTGTCCGAAATTGAGATCTGATGAAATTTATACTATTGTTTTAGATATTAAAATTACTGATCAAGTTCGTTTTTCTATTGATGGTAGAATTGTTGGTGCTAATCAATATTCTCCAAGTATTATTGATATAAATTACAATAATCCAATTGATTATACCCAAAATTTAGTTCGGGTTTTAGAACCTCATTTAGATGAATTCGGTGAGCCAATTAGATTCCAAGTTTCTTTTAATTTTGCAGCCAATAATATACCTTTAATATCAACAGCAAATTATAATGCTGCTTGGTTGACATTTATTAAAGATACTTCAGCATTATATGATCCCAAAATAGAATTTTATAATATTAGTATTGTAAAAGGGGTTTTGGGAATTAATTTAGATAAACGCCAAAGTTTCTTTACGGATTATGTTCGTTATAATAATAACAATACAGGATTCTATGAAGCTTCAATGGATGATGGTGAAACATATCATAGAATATTAACAACAAGAGATCAAGATGTTGATGAATTTGTTGATATCTTGGTTACTAAAGATATTATCTATACTAAAAATGATTGTGATTTGATGTTTTTGCGAAAAGATATTCCTGATGCTGCGGAACGATTAATTACATTTTTAGAAGGATTAAGAGCAGAAGAAGATGTTAATTTAGCAGAAGCAGCTAAATTAGTTCTTGATGGTGGTAATATAGTTGTTAATAATTCTCAAGAAACTGGCACTGGAACACCCTCAAGTTTTTTCTCATTAATGGTAAAACGTGGTGATGAACGAGATGTTGGAATTCGTTATAATGAAACCATTGATAGATGGCAATTTACACATGATGGAATCGATTGGAAAATTTTCGGAACAGGTGGTTCAAATGCTACCGGAACTGGAACTGGTTCATCAGAATTAGAATATTATGCTGAAATTCTCAATCGAACACCCTACAAATGGGGTTATTATGATTTATTTGATGAAGTCGATCAAGGTGATTCCGTTATTGCTCAAAATTTAAATTATAATGGTGATGATACATTATATAAAGTTGATGATTTTCCTGCTGGTCCTTGGTATATTACAACAAAGAATATTTGGAATACTGAGCATATTGGAAACACATATGGTTTCTTTGTTCATGCTTTAACTAATCAACATGATAATGCGGGTTTAAATATTTCTTATTCATTAATTGGTTCAGGTACTGGAGATCCATTATTACCAACTGATCCTGCTTGGATTCCGATTACAATGAATGAAATTGTTTCTCCTCCAACACCAATTGATGAAATGTATTTAAAATTTGAATTTATTGATGATACAATTGAATTTCATAGTTTTGGTGTGTTTTATGGTGTTTGGGATTATACTTCTAGTACATATACAAGATTAAGAGAATATTATAGTGCTTTAAATACAAATCAAACTATTCTTGTTCCTAATGGAGCAGAATATACTGTTGGGATGAAAGCATTAGAATTATATTTAAATCGTGTTCGTCAAATCATTGGAGTTGATTATACAGAAGTTGATGAAACACATGTTCAAATGTTGGTTCCTGTGAATGTTGGAGATGTAATTGAATTTTATGAAAAGTTTGGTTATGCTGATTTCAGTGAGGATAATTCTATCACTTTAAATGCTCACATGGCTGACTCGGCTATTCATTGTGATTGTTCGGATTTAGATACTAGATTAACTTCTGTTGAAACTTGGCAAACCGGATTCACTGAATTGGATGCGTCAGCTTTAGCAGCATTATCTACACATATTAGTGATACATCAGATGTTCATGATGCGTCAGCAATTAGTGTAGTATCAACAAGTATTGATCATTCAACTGCTACTGAAATTCAGACATTATTACAAGATTTAGATGCTGCTATCACCACAATTGAAAATGGTAGTGCTCCAACAACACATGTTCATACTATTGCTGAAGTTACGGGTTTACAAACTGAATTAGATGGAAAAGCTCTAAGTTCACACGTTCATACTATTGCTGAAGTTACAGGTTTACAAACTGAATTAGATGATAGTAATTTGGGTTTGGGTAAAGATCAAGTTTGGGAAGATTTAACAAGTACAAGAGCAATCAATACAGTTTACACCAATACTACTGATACGCCTGTATATATTAAAATCGATCCTGTGATAACAGAAGCGGATACTTTAGTTTTAGAAGTTTCTAATGATAATGTTACGTTTATAACTATGCCTGATTTCAACACAATAGTACCAGCAACGCATTATTATAAATTAACCGATACATCAGTAACAACTCCAGCAACTATCGATCTATGGGTTGAATTAAGTTAAGATTTATCCATAAATATTGAGATATAAATAAGTTCAAAGGAATAATGTAAATGGCAAACAAACTTGATGATAGATATGTTGAATACGATTTGGTGAATTCAATAAATGTCCTGCCTGTTGAACATGGTGGAACAGGTGTTGGTGCTTATCCAAATGCTAATCGTATTTTAATGACAAAAGCCACTGGCATTCCTGCCAGTCCAATTAGTATTGAAGATTCTGGTTGGGGTATTGGTTCAATGGGTGCGTTGTCTTCTTGGGATGCTAATAAGGGTCCGTTTGAAGCACGAATTCAAACTGGTGAAACGCATATTGCTAATGTTTCTTTACATTTACCTTCGGGTGGTTCAAACGTAACATTTTTACGTGGGGATAATACTTGGCAAGCTATATCAACAACAGCCGATCTTGTTTATTGTGATGATAATTTTACTCAATCTAATAGTACAAATGTACAAAATGTATTAGAAGATTTAGATAGTAAACTAAGAAATATTGTTCAACCAGGATTAATTTTACCTTTTGCTTTTGCTAGTGCTCCAAATGGTTTTTTAATTTGTGATGGTTCTGAAGTTTCAAGAACAACATATATTGATCTATTTAATTACATTGGAGAATTATATGGTAGTGGTGATGGAAACACAACATTTAATATTCCTGATTTAAGGGGTCAATTTATTAGGGGTTGGGATGGTACAGCAGGTATTGATCCTGGTCGTGTATTTGGTTCAAATCAAGATGATGAATTAGAAAGTCATGCTCACCCACTTACTCCAGGATATCAAGATGGGAGTGGAACAAATCAAACAGGTTCAGCTGATTCAACAAATGATGCGATTATTATAACAACAACTGATTCATTTGGTGGTTCTGAAACAAGACCGAAAAATGTTGCTCTTTTATATTGTATCAAATATTAAGGTTAAATAAATGGCAGTTAAACGGATAATTCCAAAAAGATTAGAAAAAGTAGGAGTTGCTGGGGAAACCGAAAGCATGAGTCCTGCTTATCTTGAAAACTTAATCCGAAAACGTATTTGGGTCGGTACAGAAGATCCCTTAAATACACCAGATTATGTTTTAGAAGGTAATATTTGGAGAAATACAGCTACCAATCCTGACACTTGGAATATTTTAATGAATGGTGCTTGGGTTAATATGTTAGCGAGTACTTCTGAACATGGTTTAATGAAATCTACTGATAGATCATTATTAAATACTGCAACTTATTTTCCTACAAGTAATGCGTTAGTGAAATATGATACTAATAGAGATTTAAACGCAAAATCATTTAATTCAACTTCTTCAAGAAGATTTAAAACAAATATATCTAAGATTAATCAGGCAACTGAAATTATTAAAGAATTAGAAGGTGTTAGTTTTAATTGGAAAAGTGATGGCGTTAGAGATATTGGTTTAATTGCGGAAGATGTTTTTGACGTTGTTCCTGAAGTAGTTAAATTAGAAAATGGAATTATTGAAGGTATCGCTTATGATCATTTAGTATCCGTTTTAATTCAAGGTTTCAAAGAACAACAAAACCAAATTGATAAAATCCTTAATCATCTAGGACTTGATAATGAGTAAGCATTTTTATACAGATATAGATTTACGTTTAAATCAATTATTAAAAGCTTTATTGGAACATATTGATTCAACTACAATTACTTCCGGTTCAAACGGCAGGATTTTTTGGGCTATTGATTTAAATGCTCCAGCTTATTGGGATGGAACAGAAACAAAATTATTTGCTTATCAAGGTCAACCAATTGATCCAAATGATGTTGTTGAAGATGCTACACATCAATGGGTAACAATCTCCGATATTGCTGCTTGGAATGAAGTTGTTAATAATTCTGGTGATTACGAACTAATCACTAAGAAAAATCAACCATATGGTTATGCTGGTTTAGATGGTGATAATAAATTAAGTTTTAGTACATTATGGGAGGGTATGATTGTTGAATATCCTGCAAATTCTAACCTTTATAAAACCATGGAAGAATTATTTGATATTCCAAATGGTATTTCAACATTAGATTCAAATGGTCAATTAAATCCCAATATTATTAATCAAATTGGTTTTACACCAGCTGAACAAATTCTATTTTGTTCACAAAACGAAAAAGATTCTTGGAATGCTATTTCAGGTGGTCTAAGTGGTGTGGAAATTGTAGCACATAAAAATCAACCTGACGGTTACGCTGGATTAAATGCCAATGCTCGAGTTAATAAACGTTATTTACCAGAAGGTTCGGTTTTAAGAAGATATAAAAAATATTATGTTGAATTTACAGGTACAATTGTTCAAGGTGAACAAATTGCTTATACTTTTAATAATGATCCAACATTATATTTTACAGCAGGCCCGTCTCCAGATTTAAGTTTAATGATTGTTGATATTGCGTCTTCTTTATCAAGTATTTCAGAATTAACAATTCAACATAATGCTACATCAATTACCATTACCGCAGATGATATGGGTAATGATTTTAGTTTAGAATGGTTATATTTAAATCACGTAACAGGAACACTGTTAATCAATTCTGAACTAATTGAACCAGCTTTTTATGATTGGTCAAATATGGCAGGAACAAATGATATTGGATTTGCGCCATTAAATCATTTCGGTGTTATTGATGATACATATTTACCAAGTTATAAAGATATTCGAATTGTTGATGAATATAGTGATTTATTAGCAATAACTGATCAATATAATGGATTACGAGTTCATGTTGTTGATGCTACTGCTGATCCTTTGGTTGATGATGGTTGGGCAGAATATCTTTGGTATGAAGATGATACATCTTGGCATAAAACATCTGAACGTGAATCTTCAATTGATATTTCACATGATTCTATGTCAAATGTTCAAGGTGATGGTGCTCTATTAACTCCACCACAGACAAGTCATTTAACTGATATTCAATATCAACAAGTTAAAGATTCAGAATATTTAATGACAGTGAATCATTTAGATGCTCGACCTGGGGTAGTTTTAAAATCATTCACCAAAGCAAATTTTAGAGCAGCTAAAATCACATTTACATTAGAAGATCATGCTGGACGTGGGATTTTAATGGAAGATTTAAATATATTATTTGATGGTAACTATCCAACAATGGTTGAATTTGGGGAAGTTGGTTCAGCAATGAATAATCCATTTACATTCAATCTTGATCATGATATAAATAATATATATCTAATGATGACTTCAAACTCAAATGATTGTTCATCAAGATTAAGAATTCGTGAATTTGTACAATTAGATAATATTATTCCACCGCTTACTCCAGAAGTAGATATGGCTCCTTCATCTGGTTTATTGCCACATAATTAAAATAGGAATTAAAAATGGCTTATACAAAAACAGTTTGGTTAAATAATGATCCTTCAACACCATTAGACGCAGTTCATCTTAATAAAATTGAAGATGGAGTTGAAAGTGTTCATACAGTCGCTGATGCAAATGTTATTGACATTACCAACATAAATACATCATTAGGAACACATGAATCAAGACTTGATGATCTTGACGGTGCTACTGGGGATATTACAAGAATTGATAATGATATTTCAGCTTTACAAGTAGCCGATATCAATTTAGAAAAATATAATTCTTGGCGTAATATTGCTACAAATCCAACTGGTGCAGTACCAGCTGCAAATGTTGATAATATTTTTATTAGTTGGGCAAACCCTGTAACTGTTACTTTACCACCGACTCCAACATATTCAGATAGAATTCGTATTTGTGATGCTGGTTGTGATTTTTCAACAAACAATTTAACGGTTGCTCGTAATGGTAATAATATCATGGGAACCGCAAATGATTATACATTCAGTTATCAGAATGGTTCAATTGAATTATCATGGTCTGGTTCTGTATATGGTTGGGTAGTCACAAGAGCGGTATAAAAAGAGTTGACAAATCCATAAAATGGGTTATAATATAGTAATTATTTTAATTAACTAACTACAAGGAGAAAAAGAATGAAATTTCGATTAGGTCAGATTCAGGAAATGAAAGAAGCACTCGGGCGTTTAACTAATGAAGAATTACCACTTAAAATTGCGTTCAAACTGAACAAGCTTGTTCGTGATATGGATGTTAATTTGACAGCCATTGAAGAAGAACGTGTAAAATTAGTAAAAAAATTGGGTGTTGAAAATGCCGAAACTGGTGGTATTGAAATTCCCAAAGATAAAATTCCACAATTTCAAACTGAATTTGTAGAACTAATGGCAGAAGAAGTTGAAATTGATTTTACAGCATTCAATGTTGATGATTTTGCCAACGCTAAACTAACAACTCAAGACATGTTAAAATTGGCGTTACTTTTTGAGGAATAATAATGGCTTTAAAACAGATTTATGCTAACAATGCAGCTACCTATTTAGCTCAACCTTTGGGTGGAACTGGTGGGGATGATCGTATTTTCATCATTCCCTCTGACACAAATAAATTCCCTGATCCAACTTTAGGAACAGAATTTTTTGCTGGAACACTTGAAAATGTTCAAACAAAAGAATGGGAAATTGTTCAGGTTAGAAGACGTGTTAATGATCAATTAACCGTTGTTAGGGGTCAAGAAGGAAGTACGATTCGTGAATTCCCTGTTGGAACAAAATTCCAAGTTCGAGTCACAAAAGAAACATTAGAACGGTTATATGACCAAGCTAGTGCTATTTCGGGATTTGTTCACGATCAACAAACAGCGTCTAATACTTGGCTAATTAACCATAATCTAAATCGTATTCCAAATACCGCTATTGAAATTGGTGAATGGATTAGTGGGGATTTTATTAAAACTGCTAATGCTGAAGCCAATGTTACACATCTTTCATCAAACGCAATGTCTATTTCCTTTTCGGAAAATACCATTGGTCGTGTAATTTGTACCTAAAAAAAATCTAAGTACCTTTTTTGAATTATAAATACTTGTATTAAACACATGTTATTTTTAAAAAGGTACTTAGATTTTTATGTCTTTAACTCTCGGTGATTTTAAATCCACAATTGTTGACGTTGCCAGACCAAATCGTTTTGGTGTGCTGGTTTTGCCGAATCCCTCCGTTTTTGAACCTGTTGGTGAAGATCCCCTAATTGCGAATATTGCTAATGTTATTCAAGGCGCAAGATTTCTTTTAGGAAATCCCAAAGCAGTTTATTATCTTGCCAAAATGATAACTATTCCTGAAAGAACTTTCGGAACATTAGAACATAAACGTTTAGGAGCAACTCGTAAGGTTGCTGGTGATCCAACATATAATACAGTTGATATTACATTTCTCAATGATACAAGTTATTCAACACGAACCTTAATTGATGCTTGGCATGAAAATATAATTCATCAAGGGTCAAATTATAGACAATATGCTAATAAGTATGCTGAGGGTTCAACTATAATTGTTGAAAAATTAGGTCTTAAAGGTGTTCCTTTCGCCATTTACAAATATAATGATGTTTGGCCCAAATCTATTAACGCAGAAACATTAGCCATGGATTCAAACGATACACTTTCTGAATTTACCGTTTCTTTTGAATATAATACTTGGACAAGGATTATATAATGGATATTGATGCTATTAAGGGGCAATTTAAAGATTATGCCAGACCAAATTTATTTGTTATTCAATTCAGTAGAATACCATCAAAAGAAGAAAAAGAAGATGCTGGTGGAGGAAGCTTATTTGATAAAATCAAAAGTGCTGCCACCAAAATTTTAAAGGACTTCTTTGCAGTTCCAACTGCACAAACCGATGCTATGATAAATTTAGGAGCCAAAACCGCTTCATTTCCTTCAATGGTTATGCAAGCTCCTGAATTAGAATATAGAGGGTATAAAATGCCAACAGTTGGACCGGTTGTGTTTGGGGAATTTAATGCTACATTTGTTCTTGATCATGATTTAATAATTTATAATTACTTTGCTAATTGGTTAAATAAAATTACCAATATCTATACAGGGCAAGGTCTCAATCAAATTCATGGTACAGATCAAGTTTCCGAAATTAAAGTCTATCAAATTAAAGGTGATATGGATATAAGTGGTGGGTATCTAATAACATTAGAAGAAGCTTATCCAATAAATATTTCCGAAATAGAATTTAGTGAAAATGAAGGTTTTTCAGAAGTGAGAGTTGGATTTAGATATACTAATATTAAAAATGAAAATATCGAAACCGATATGAGTAGAGATGAAGCTGGTAGTGCCTCATTATTAGATAAAGCTAAAGGATTTATTGGAGGTTATTTATAATGAGTGGAAAAAGATTTTTAGACCCAGCCAATTTTTTAGCACAAAGTAATATTAAAAAAGGTTTACAATATAAACATAATTTTATTGTTAGTTTATTATCTTTACCTTCAGGAATAAATTCTAATGTTTCATTGCAAGATTTAACTTGGAATGCTTTAGATGTAAGTGTTCCAGGTATATCATTGGGGTTTGGTAGCAATCACGTTGCTGGTCGCCCTCGTTATTATGCTCAAGAACGACAAGATCAAGATTTATCAATCACATTTTTAGATGAATCCTCAATGTCAATTCGTAGATTATTTGAAGAATGGATTAAAATAGCGTTTGATCCATATATTAAAACAAGAAAATATCCAAGCCAATATCAAGCTTCGGAATTAAATGTAAATACCATGGACCAATTTGGGAAGATTCAATATATGGATAGTTTCTTAGATATATTTCCATATCTAATTGATGATCTTGATTTTAGTCGAAATGCTTATGATGTTATTAAAACTAAAGTCACATTTAAATATAGAATACATATTATAGGTAGTGCCGAAAATGAAAATAAATCAGTTCAAAGCAAAGTAATTAAATAAGGAGAATAAAATGAATTTACCATCAAGAAACCAACGACACAAATACGAAGCACAATTAAGTAACCAAATTGTGAAATTTACACCATGGTTGGTTAAAGATGAACAAGAATATATGTATGCCGTTGAGGGTTTAGAAAATGAATCCGAAGTGATTAACCATATTGAAGAATTATTAAGTAAATGTGTTGATATAGATTTTGATAGTTTAACAGATGTTGATTTTCTTAAATTAGCAATTGAAATCCGAAAGAAAAGTAAGGGTTCTGAACATGAAGTAGTTTTCACTTGCCGCAATTGCAATCATATTAATGCTGATAATATTATCGACTTAGAAGAAGATGTTATTGAAACACGGTCAGATATTAAAGAACCAATTCAAATTAATGATCTTGAATTCAATATTAAAAGTTTATCCCGCAAAGAATTAAGTAAATTAAAGAATATTGAAGGGGAAGAAAAGAAAAAATGGGCTTTTATTGTTTATTCAATTAAATCAATTGCGGTTGGAGATGAATTATTTACTAATCTATCTGAAGAAGATATTGGTAAATTTATTGGGGAAGAATTAGAGAATGATGAATTTAAGGAATTAATTAATGGAATAGGTGAGTATCAAGATTCTATAGCTGTTGAAAGTAAATTTCAATGTGAAAAATGTGGAGCTGAAACATTAGTTTATGTAGATAAGATAACTGATTTTTTTGTCTAATTGCGTTAGATAGCACAATCGAAGAATTATTTAACGCAAAATTTTACCTAAAACAATATGGTGGATATTCAATTATAGAAATGGAACAAATGTATCCATTTGAGTTCGATATTAATTATTATTTAACAATAGCACATCGTAAAAAACTACAAGATCAAAAGGGAAGTAAATAATTTTTATGGCTGATAAAGTTGATAAAAATACAAAAGCAACACCTGAATATAAAGCAATGCTAAAACGCTTTGATGAATTGAAGAAAATGTCAGGTAGTGTTTATAAAAAAGAAAGAGAAGCTTTCGCATATAGTCAAACTATGTTCCAAGCGAAAGAAAAAATTCTTGAAACAGAACTTGAGATTTATAAACAGTCTATTAAAGATAATAAAATAATCACCGCAAAACAAGCTAAAAAACAAGCTAAAAAACAAGCAGCACATTCGGTTACACAAAAGAAATTGGGCTTAACTGAAGGTGATAAAATATTAGGTAAACACGGTTTAAAAAACATGGGTAGTATGGCTATGCAGGGTGGTTTACATGCGCTCGGTGCAGGAACAGAAAACCCATTATTTAACTTGGCTGCTAATGCTTTAGGAAAAAGACGTAATAGAATAACCGAAGCACGTCAAAACACATTTGATCATGAAAACAAAAAAAATAAAGATGAAAATGATGAGGATGTAGAATCACAATCTAATAAAAACGAACATTATGAAACCGCTGCGGGTGAAGGTGAAAGTGCCGATTGTGTAAAAATTTGTGATGATGATAAAGATGATAAAATAAAAGAAATTGTACAAAGTACTGTCTTGGCATTACCTGCGCCTGAAAATGATAATGAAACTTTAGCATTACCTGCGCCTGAAAATGTTCTTGATAATGAAACATTGGGATTACCTGCGCCTGAAAATGATAATGAAGAACAAAGTGATCGTCAGGCTGATTTAGATTCGGGTATGAATTTAATAGAAGGTGATGCTCAATTTAATCCCATTGATGGAATTACAAAAGATCAAGGTGTTGAGTTAATAGCAAAAGCAACAACTATGTTGGAATATTTAAAATCATTAAATGAAAATGAAGAAGAATTAGCAATATTCCAAGCACAGATTAAAGAAGAATTAGACGAAGCTAATAATGCTGCGGAAGAATCTGCTGAAGACAAAAAATTATCACAAGAAAATACACAACTTGAAAATAAAGAGAAAAAAGATCCCTCTATTTTGAATCTTCCTGGAGCCGATAAAATTGGAGCTAAAAAACCAGGAAAAGCAAGTTTATTGGATAAATTGGGTGATATGGGTTCATCATTAACTGGTTTGAAATCCATGTTTAGTTTATTTGGTAAAGGCGGTCCTTTATTAGGAATGCTTACTAAAATCGGTCCAATGTTAACCTCTTTTTCTGGCTTACTCGGACCTGCTGCTGCGGTTGCGGGTGTTGGTACAGCTGCATATATGGGTGCTACTAAACTCCAGAAAATGTTGGGTATTCTTGATGAAAATGGTAATGCTAAAGAAGGTGGCTTGGGTGATAAACTATATGAGTTTATGCATGGTTCTTCAGATAAAGTTCAAAAAACTGATGAACAAGCAAGAACAGACTATATTTCTACACTTAAAGCATCTAACAAGGAAACTAAAGGTTCAGAAGGATATAAAAAGATTATGTCTAAGGGTATTCAAGATTTGGATGCTCAAATTAAAATTATTCAAGCAGAAGCTGATGATCATACTTTTGGAATGACTTCAGAAGAGAAACGAAGCATTAAAGACCTTCAAAAATTAAAAGAAAACTTAGTTGAACGTAAAAATAGAAAATATGACGAAGAAGGTCATGAAATAAAAACTACTAATGAAAGCTCTGATGAAAGCACCACTAATAAAAGTACAACTAATGAAAGCACAGTCAATAAATCAAAAGGTGGAAAACCCAAAAAAAGAGTTAGCAGACTAAGAGAAAAGGCACAAAAGAAAAGAGCGAAAATAAACATACAGGGTGATATAGTAACCAAATATGCAGGTGAAAGTGGTAAGATTACTATTAAGATGGGCGAAATTTTTGTTGATGGGAAGAAAAATGACGAAGCAACAAAAGACTATCATGAACAACTAGTTAAAAGTGGTAATGAAAAAGAAGGTTGGTGGGAACAACAACAAGATGCTCGTTATAATCCAAAAAAATTAACAGATGAAGAGAAATTAGATTTTGATGATTCATTTGATGAATGGGATGATCCAGCTAATCATATACAATCAAAGAAAAAAGAAACTGATGATACAACATATACAGAACAAGCTAAAAAACAAAAAGGGGATGTTAAATCTAAACCAAAAATTACACCAAATGAATTACAACAAAAGAAAATTGATGTAATACCAAAATCATCAAAGAACAAAACTAAAGAACAAGCACAATCAAGAGAAAAAGTAATTGAAAAAACAATGAAGAAATCTTCTGAATCAGCTTTAATACAAAAAGAAGTTGAAACACAAGAAAAACAACAACCAATTATTATTTCTGCTCCTGCACCAACTCCTGCACCATCTGGTGGAAGTGAAGGAACAAGTAGCAAAACAAATACTAATATTACAACCTCAGATGGTTCTAATTTTGGTAATAAATTATATGGAGCGTATTAATGCCTGAATATCAATATCCACTAAATATAAAACATGAGGCACATGTTCACATAACAACTAAAACATATCACTTACCAAAAACTGATAATACCACAAGTGAAATTGCTCCAAGTGATAGATTAGCTGAATCATACTTTTATATTCCTTCAGCATTGGTGAATTCGGCTGGTACATCTTGGACACCGGAAGATATTAATAATATTGCTCAAGAAATTGTTGCGGGGTCAAAAGGGGTTGATGGATTTTGGAATAATGTCGAAAAATATTCTGGTGTTGGTGGGAGATTTTTAATTGGTGCTATGGATAAAATAGCTCCAGGCGCAACAAGTAGTTTAACTAAAACAGCTAGTGGTTTGGGTGGTAAATTACTAAAACCAAATAGTGTTTTAATATTAAATGAAATTCAACGATTCAATTTGAATTTAACTTGGGAATTAACTCCACAATCTCCTGAAGAAGGAAAGATGGTTCAAGATATTATCAAAGCTTGGAAAAAATGGTCATTACCAACATTGAAAGTTGATTCAGCTAAAATGTGGTTGGATTATCCTCCTATTTTTGATATTAAAATCAAAACGGGTATGGCAGGGGTTTCACCTGTTTCTTCAAAATCATTTAATCCTTCTGAAGATTTGTTTGCTTATCAAGATATGGTATTAGAAACATTTTCTGCTACTTATAATGGTGGAGCAAATGAAGCTTTATTTTATGAAGATGGTACGCCAATCACAACATCTTTTAATTTAGGATTCAAAGCACTTAAACCAGGATGGAATGAACAATATGAAAATTCTTGGGGAGGACATAGTTAATTTATGAGTGAATTAAGAATTAATTATCAGAATTTTAGTTATTTTGATCAATTCAAGGAAATGGAACTGGATTTATCAAGATTTTTAGAAACTTTTTCAAAAGAAGAATATGAATTAAAATTTTCTAACCTTCAACCTGTTAAAGTTAATATCAAAAATATTTTTGAGCAATATCGAATTTTAGATCGTTACAAAATTGACGGTTCATCTTTCACAAGATATTCAATCCAAAATAATGAATTTTTAGAATATATTAGTTATAAATTTTATGATACTGTTGATTTTTGGTGGATTATCGCTGCGTTTAATGATATCCGAAATCCTTTTTTTGATATGCCTTTATCTGAAGATCAAATAATTCAATATGCTGAAACATTAGAAGATAGAGAAGGTAAATATCCAAAAGATATTTATTACAAGTTATTGTCAGAAGATAACGAAACTAAACGACAAATATTAGTTCCAAGAAAACGTTTTATAGCAGATATTATTTGGAATTATAGAGAAGCAATGTTAAAGGATTCTAATTTATAATGGGTAATTCATCTGATAAAATGGATGGTTCTGCCAATCATGGTATAACTAAATTAATGATAAACAAAGAACCGATTACTATTCAAAATATGATCGAAATGAACATATTTGAAAGTCTTACTAATCCAGCAACAACAGGTTATGCGGTCTTGGCAGATCGTGAAGCTATTTTAGAAAAACGTGAATTGGTAGCGGGAGATTCAATCGAAATTGAATTTACATCTAAAGCTCGAAAAACTGATACTTTTTCTTATAAAGGTATAATTACCGGAGCAAATGGAAAAACTTCATTAGAATCTACTTTTCCAGTTACCGAAATTCATTTTTGTTCTGAATGGTGGTTTAAAGCAACAACAAAACAAGTTTCTAAATGTTATAAAAAGAAAACTTGGGCAGATATTATTGATGATTTGATTAATACTGAATGTGGGGGGAGTTATGCTTCTTACGGTCCTGATCCAACAATTGAATTAGAAAGATTTGTTTGTCCATATTGGACTCCAGCGCATACTATTAAATATTTATTAGATGGAGCACATGCCGATCCATTAGAAACTGGATATGTTTTGGTTGAAAACATTAATTTTCAAAACACCATTTTAATTTCATTAGACTTATTGTTTCAAGGTGAATGGGGTATTCATCCATCAAAATTGGTTATTGGTTCACAAAATAAATTATATGAAGGTAATGTAAATGATATCATATTAGAATCATATTTTGATTCATTAAAATATATCAATCAGGGTGCTCACCAAAAAGATTTTATCTCATTTGATTATGATAGAACAAATGTTTATACTTCATCCAAAGCTTTTGATAAATTAGGATTGACACATTTATCTGGATTTGCGCCAATACCTAAAAAACATAATACACCCGAATATAAAAGTGTGGCAAAACATTGGGGTCCTTGGCATCAACAAGACAGAAGAACACCAAAACAATTTAAAAATTATATTGATGGTGTGAGAAATGATCATTATTGCCAATTATTTAGTGATATGTTGAAATTTAATGTATTAGTTCCTGGTGCTACAAATAGAAATGTAGGACAATTATTAAAATTGGAATTTCCAAGCATAAACACAAAAGCAAATTCAACAGAACGACATAAATTTTTAGAAGGTTATTATCTAATAAGAGAAATAAATCATATTTTTAAAAATGATGTATATGGTCAAGCATTAACACTTTGTAGTGATGGTTTTGGTAAATTAGATAGATCATCAGATTTAGTGAAATGGTAAAGGAATCTAATGAAAAATAAAGATTATTCAGCTTTCGGGTCAGATGTAGATTTGCGTGGTATTCATATCGCAGAGGTTATTGATAATAATGATCCAAAAGCTATGGAACGAGTTTTGGTTCGTGTGGTGGGTATTCATGATTTAGAAAATAAAAAATTAGATAATGCTGTTTGGGCTGATAGATTAGCATTTTCTAAATATTCATCTGGTGATATCCCCGATGTTGGTGATTATATATATGTAATGTTTCCTTTTCATAAAGAACCAATGAAAATTATTTGGCTTGGTTGGGTTAGGAGTTTATGGTCATGAGTGATTTCTTAAAAAAAATAGATGAAGAATCTACTACTTCCCGTTATCAACAACAATTAATACCTGAAGAAGAAGGTAAACCCGCGAGAATTGCCGGAAAATCTAAAGGACAAACCGTACCAGATTCTTTAATAAAATATAATTCTGCTGGTGGAAAAATTAAAGAAAAAAATATTAAACCACAATTAGAAGCTGGAGAATATGGGAAAGTTCGAGTCATAACCGAAACACATGCTGGTCATGTTATTTTGGTTGATGAAACAAAAGGTAATGAACGAATTTATATCCTTCATCCTAATGGAACATATACCAATATCGAACCGGATTTAATGACTATTAAAGTCGAAACCGATCAGAAAACTTTCGTTAATGGAATTAAAGATTCAGAAGTATCAAAAGATCATAATGAGTTTATTCACAAAAATCATAATGTTGAAATTGATAAAAATGAAACTATATTAGTAAAAGGTGATGAAAAAGAAACAATTAACGGAAATGAAACAATTAAAATCGGAGGTTATTGGAAAAAGAATATTGGGGGTACAACAACAATTACTTCTGGCGGGGTTATGAAATTAAGAGCCCCAATGATATTTTTAAATTAAAAAAAGGAGCCTTTAAAAATTAAAGGCTCCTTTTTCGTTTCAATTAAAGTACAACAATTTCTATTGTACTAACTCCAATTTCATCTGAAGATTCTAAAGACTTACCAAAAATGATACCTTGCTTTTCCTGATTAACCACAAATTCATGATTAATAGAAATAGCCATACCATTTTTATATGATACAAGTGGTTCGCCTTTTTTGACTTTTCCAAACACTTGACATGGCACTCTACCTTTAAGAGCAATAAAAGTACCATTTTCTAATTCTGAATTCATCATCAAACCTGGTTGTGTCGAAACAACACCAAGAACAGCTTGTGAACTAATTTCATCAGAAATAACACAATCGGTATCTTTTCCACCAATTAGAATAACTTGACCAGGAACAGGTGAACCAGCAACAGTATATCTTTCTGCCAAGTCAGCATAGTTCGCTGAAGTAGCATTGCCATAAAATGTATAAGCATAAACACCTTTATAACGATAAGATGATGTTCCTAAATAACGAGCGTTATTTGAACTTGGTCTAAGATCACCACTATGTACGTCAGAAGCATTACTTCTTAAAAACGCACTTGAATCCAAACCATCTAATAAATTAGAATCAGCAGCTTTTGCGGTTAATCCCAAATAAGATGATGAGTGAGTATGTGTACTTGGTGAAAAATAACTAGCACTATGACCACCCAAAAGTGAAGAATTCGATGAAATTCCATTATTGTCACATCTTACCCAAGAACCCCAAGTACCACTATATTGTCCACGATAATACATTTTAGCAGATGTACCATAAGTGATATATGTTTGTATAACACCCGCAGATTTCATAACAGTTAACGCACCAGCTTCATTTACTGGATAATGTCTAGCAGAACTTGTATTAGCATTGGCAGATTGATACCAAAAACCAGCTGTAGTTTTAGTATTTAAATCAACCGTACCTAATGCTGGCGCATTGGCTGGAACAAGACTAGCTCCTAGTGTTGAACTTGAATGGGTGTGACTATCATTATTAACTTGAACATTAATGGCAATATTGGCTGTTCCATCAAAAGCCACCGCATTAGCAGTAATATCTCCAACAATATCTATTGTTCTTGCTGTTGCTAATTTTGTTGCTGAAGCTGCGTTTGATGTACTATTTAAAAAATAACTTGCTGAATGACCATCTAGCATATCAGCATCTAAACCACTTCCAGAACCATCAACTGTTTTAATTTTTGCTAAAACATCCGCAGCCGTATAAGCACTTGAATCTAATTTAGTAGCAATGTTATTATTAACAGTAGTAGCAAAGTTTGGATCATCCCCAAGTGCAGCAGCTAATTCATTCAATGTATCAAGTGCTGCTGGTGAAGAATCAACAAGCGCAGCAATTTTAGCATCAACTTCTGAAGATGAATCAGTAGAACCAGCGACAGCAAAATATGTTGAATCATGACCATCAAGTTTATTAGCATCTGCTGCTTTAGCACTTAAACCAAGATAAGCGGTATCGTGATTATGTGTACCAATTGAATAATAACTTGAAGAATGACCATCTAATAAATCAGCATCAAGACCACTTCCAGCACCATCTAATGATTTAACTTTTGAAAATACATCCGCAGCAGTATAAATACTTGAATTTAATTTAGTCGCAGCAATAGTATCAACTTCCGTTTTGTTATATGTTGAAGCATCAACAGCGAAATGAGAAGCATGAAGACCATCTAATAAATCAGCATCTAATCCTGAACCTGTTCCATCAATAGATTGAATTGAATCCATATAATCTTGAGCAGATTTAATGAAGAATGTTGCTTCATGACCATCTAATAAATCAGCATCCAATCCTGAACCAGAACCATCTAATGATTTAACTTTTGAAAATACATCCGCTGCCGTATATAAAGCAGAATTAAGTTTTAAAGCATCAACTCCATCAACATAAGCTTTTGAAACAACAATATTAGCTGTTCCACCAATCGGACCATATTCAAAAGTATCGGTTGCTTCATTAAAAACAAATTGCCAATTAACTAAATTACCACGATCAATATCAAATCCAGAATAAACCGCTGTTACACCATCTCCCATTTCACCAGAGTTCAAGGTGATACGATTATCTTCAGCGGTAAAATTGGTGGTGTCCATTTGAATGTTGTCGCCTTGAAAAACAACATCGTTGGTGAATGTGGCGGTATTAAAAACGGTATGACCTGTAACTTCAACATCCCCACTAAAATTAGCATCAGGAGCAGTAAAGTTAATAACACTTGTCGCACCAAAAGAAACACTTCCACCAGCTCCAGTCGCTTGAATAGCAATTTGACCATTCATACCGGAGTTAGAAATTTCAATACCATTTTCTGAGATAATTTTAGATTCACCTGTACCAGTTGTTTTAACAGTAATACCTTGATCAGTATCAGCTTTGATATGAACAGTTGAAGCATCCGTTCCAATAACTGGTGTATCACCAAGATATAACGTATTTTCAGATAAATGAAGTTCGTCAATCCAAGCAGTTTTAAAGTGTTTGTCAGTTGAACCTAAATCATATTGTGCTGAAGAATTTGGTGTAATATTTCCAAAGACTTCAGCGGTTTTGAATTGAATTTCTGAAGTGCTTGATAATCCACTTTGAGTAGCATCTAATTCTGCTCTCAATCCTGTAATAGCATCGATTGAATGTCCATGCGTCCATGGCGCAAACCTTGATTCGATAGTCACAGAATTTAAATCAAAATAATTTAAAGACATGTTTGGTAATCCTTTCGAAAGATTAATTTTTGTTATGTGTTATTCTTATTTATAAATATAAATGAAAGGAGATACTATGAAAGTAATCAAGACACCATCAATCAAATATGTAGTAGTTTTTTATGAAAAGAACGAAAATGTTATGGATTTTTATACCGATAAACATAAAGTTTTATATCATAAATTATCTCCCGCTAATATGAAACCTGCGGAGAAAAAAGTTTATGAATCCGCATATATTTATTCAAGATAAAGCTTGACTTTTGTTGAAATATTTGTTATTATACAGATATGAAGATAACCAATAAGACATTATTAAATTCCCCGCTTGCTTCGAAAACATATGTAGTAGGCGGAGCCGTTCGTGATATGAATCTAAATCTTCCTGTTGAAGATATGGATTATGTTATCACTGCTACCCGAAAAGAATTTACCGATCATTTTCCTAATGCTGAAATGGTCGGTAATTCATTTCCAGTCTACCTAATCGAAGGTGATGAAGTTGCTTTATCCCGAACTGAAGAAAATTCAGGTCATGGATATGGAAATTTCAAACTGACTGGATTAGGCGTTCCAATTGAAGAAGATTTAAGCCGAAGAGATTTTACGATAAATGCGGTGGCAATGAATATTGTTACAAAAGAAATTGTTGATCCTTTTGGTGGTTTAGAAGATTTAGAAAAAGGTATAATCAGAACCACGTATTATAACTCTTTCAAAGATGATCCCGTCAGAATCCTCCGAGCTTTTAGATTTGCTGCGAGATACGATTTTGAAATGAGTTCTGAAACCAAAAATCAAATTTCTATATTTAAGGGAGAACTTCAATATGTCACGCAAGAGCGAATTGTTTTGGAATTCACAAAAGTCTGGAAACAAGCAAAACATCCCGCAGATTATTTCAGGAAGTTGTTACGATTCAACGTCCTCGACAGCATCCTCCCCGAATTCTCGAAGCTTGATCTCGTTCCCGCAGGACCATCAGAATTCCACGGCAGCTTAACTGCTTTTGATCATACCATGGAAGTGATAGATCGTGTTAAAGAAGCCAAAGGTGAATTTCATCAATTTGTTGCTGCTTTATTTCACGACATAGGAAAAGCATTTACAACTGAAGATGTTTTACCTCATCATTTTGGACATGAAAAGAAGTCTTTAGAATTTGCTGAAGATTTCTTTGAAGATCATAAATTCTCTAAACGGGTAAATGAGTTTGTTCCTAAAGTTGCGAGATTTCATATGCGAGCACATAAGGTTGAAGATATGTCTGCCCGTAAACTTGCGAAATTTACTTTAGATCTCGGGCGCAGGGATTTTGATGAAATGATACTGGTTTTCAAAGCCGATCATGAATTTTCCCCTGATCAAGAAAAAGTGTTTGACTTTATGAAAGAAGTGTTGTATAATACTGATTTCAGGAGTCTTGCTGATGTTCCACCAAAACAGCGAGCGCAAAAAGCTCATCAAATTCGTGTCGGAAAATTCAAACAATTCAAACGGGAGAATTAAAATGTCTAAAGAAATTAAAGTTGCCACTCGAGCCGAAAAGTTTATTGAATTTCGTAATGAACTTATTAACGATATTGTTGAGGAAATGGGTCAAGAAAAAGCTTATTCTTATTTATCCGTTCCTCGCAATCGTGAAAATATTGAAGAAATTGCTCATTATAAAGCTCGTATCGCTCCTTTGCGAGATATTTCAATCGCAAACATTAAACGCCAGAAATGGTCACATAATGTTTAAATATAAATAACATATATAATATTATTAAAAGGATTGAATATGTCAAATATTACAAATACAAAAAATATGTTGAATGAATCCAAAGAATTCCCTGTGAATATTCTCAAGCGGATTGAAAAAATGACTGATGAGAACGACCATAACGGAGCCCGAATGTTACTGTCCAAAACGATCAAGAATAAAAAGATGGAGGCTGCTTATACTGGAATTGATGCTCTGAACGCTTATTTTGGACACACTCCAACGTCAGCCATGGACATTCGAAATCAAATCGATCACAAAATGTTCGAATATGTTAAAAAGACATATTCTAATGGTCAAGCCGTTTATATGGCGTTTTAATATGAAATCTTTTGATAATATTAAACAACTATTAGAATCCAATTCCGGTGATATTAAACATGCCAAAAAGAAATCTTTAAATATTTTAACAGATGTTGAAGATAAATTAGGTTCCGCTAATGCTATTTTGGCAGGTCTGGAAGGTTATATTGAATCATTAGAATTGTTTTATAAAGAAAATGATGATAAATCTTCTCAAATATCTGTTAAATATATATTAGCTGATATCAGAGAACTTAAATCAAAAATCGATTTGATAAGAGTTCAATCTGGTCCAGTTCATTCTATCATTAAAAATATCAAAAGGTTAAAATCATGAAAACTTTCTCAGAAACGTTAGACGAAGCAAGATTAAAAGATGCTTTAATTGCTATGGATAGCACAAATCATAAGCAACTAAAAGATGCTTATTATGATGCTGTTGCTGCTATTGCTAAAGCAAAAGAAATCTTATCTAAAACACAACACGGAAGTCGTGTAACACCATTTACCAAAGAAGCGAACATTTTTCAAAATCTTTTTAAAGTTATTGATAAATCCGATCTTGGTAAATTTTTATAAGGGTTTTAAACATGAATAATTTTACAAATACTAAACAATATTTAACAGAAGGTTATGGTGAAGCTTTGCCTCTTTGGTTGAAAGCTATTGCTAAAGCTTTTCCTGAAATGAAAATTGATCATGTTGATGATGATGAATATGTTATTCTCTGGAAAAATAAACCAATCGCTGGTGCTTCTTTCGAAGGTGGAAAAATCGAAATGGCTCCAATCACCGATAAAGCAGATGTTAAAAAACGTATCAAAGATTTGAAGATTAAAAAGTTCCAAAAAGAAGAGGATGTTCGTAAATTTCTTTTTGCGATAATTCATAAAGAAAAATAAAATAAAAGCTTGACTTCCTCCTTCGATTTTGGTATACTGTAGTTACCTTAGACGAAGGAGTTTTTATGAATCTGACTTACGAAACATCTGGTGGTTACAAAAGAACAGTGAAGAATGTTGGTAAAGGTGTTATTTCCGAGAATAAAACCCATATTACTTTTCATGCTGAGAATGGCAGAACTTATCACTGGTTTGCTGATTTCGCTATTGATGGAAGAATTGTTGGAGAAGTTCTGACCATTGAAACTAAAAGAAATTGGTGTCGCGTTATGGGTACTAAATGTCGTTATCAGAAAACTTCATAAAAGGAGAACAAATGCCAGAACTTATTACTACTTTCGGTTTACGAACTTATGTGTTTTATGGTTCAAGCGATTTCTCTGCTGCGCATAAAGTGTTTCATGAATCACAACGAAAGGGTTTAGACAATAATGGTTTTGAAGATAAATTAGAAGAAGCCGAAATTGATTTTGATTACGAAATGGAATAAAATCATTTTTTCTGCTTGACTTTGTTTTTGAATTTTGATATACTGTAGTTAACTTAAACGAAGGAGTCAAATATGTCAGACACTACCATTGAAGAAGCAACTCACGCCAATCAATATGGCTATTCAGATGTTCATCCATTTGAAATCATCGAAAAACGTACCGCGAAAAAAATCATGGTTCGTGGTATGGATGCTGAACTTGATCCAAATTTCAAATGTGATACAACCATCGGTGGTTTCGTTGGTCATTGTAATAACAATCACGCCCAAAGTTACACTTACACTTCCAATGAATCTTATCCCATCAAAGCGATCCGCTTGGATAAATGGGGTCGGTGGAAAGATAAATATGGATTCAAGTTCAATTTAGCAACGAGTCCTTACAAATTCTATGATTACAACTTTTAATTAAAGGAAAATGAATGAAAAAATTGTATATATTACTATGTCTTTTTCTATTCTCCACCCAAGTATACGCTGTTGACTTATCTGAAAGTCAGGAGCGTATTCTTCAATTAGCATATCACCACGGTTCACAGATACACTACAGAAACCAAACTTACGGTGAAACTATAGCAAGTATAGTCTATCAAGAAACTAAAGCAGGAGCAAAGATTTATCAACGAAATGGAATTATCGTTGGTGATAAATCTAAAAAAGGTCATTATAAATCTCTTGGAGTTATGCAAGTTCAAATTCCAGCTGCTAGAGATGTATTCCGTTGGTATCCCCAAATTATGTATTCCTATTTTGGAAGACCATGTTACCCAACAGATGAAGAATTGATTGTTGCTTTATTAACCGATGTTCATTTTAATATTGAAGTTGGCGCAGCATATTTTCGAAAAATGCTTGAACTTAAACATTCTTGGTCTGAAGCGATTCTTGCTTATAATCGAGGTGCTGGCAATGATGGCACTGATCCAAATAATTACGTCCAAAAAGTCAAACTTTGGCGTTCCAAAATAATCCTACCTTTAGTGAAATAAATCATTTTTCTGCTTGACTTGTTCCTTTGAATTTGATATACTGTAGTTAACTTAAACGAAGGAGAAAAAATGAACAAGATTGATTTTAACGCTATTTTCGATAACACCGAGTCCGTAAAACGACTTGCTGAATTGACTATTCTTCCTGAACCAAAATATGGTAATGAAAAGGTCAAATTTTGTATTGGTCAAACAGTTCGCTGTTTAGCTACTGCTACCTTGATTGAAGGAACTGAATTCGAAATTTCGTCTTCTAGTGCGGTTAATGGCTATATTCGTTACTTCGGAGCTGGTATGTGGCATCGACAAAAAGATTTAGAAAAAGTTGCTTAATTTACTTGACTTTCATATTCGTTTTTGATATACTGTAGTTACGTTAAACGAAAGGGTAAAACATGAATGATC